TCGTCCAGATCCTGATCCTATTGGTGAAAGTGATCTAACCCTTGCAGAAAAAGCACAAGCACGTATTGATGAAATCAGAGCTGCTAAACGCAGTATGCAGCCAAGTCAATACGGTCTTACTGAAAACACCGTTGAGTTTTTTGATGCCATTAAAGGTGGTGCTACTAAAACTTGGTCATCTATTATGACCTTGCCTGAGCGTGTCGTTGACATGTCTACAGGTGAAATGCAGCGTGAGAAAGAGCGTACTGGTAAATATGAGCCAGAGTTTGATCCTCTAAATCTCTCTGATTACGATCCTGGTCTTAAGACTTGGTGGGGTAAGCTACTTGAAATGGGTGTTCACTTTACTGGTCTAGCCGGTGGAGTGAAAGCTGTTCCTGGTGTTGGCTCTCGAGTTGCTGGTGGTGGTATTGGCGCTGACCTTGCTGTTGGTGCAGCTAGTGATCTTATCTCTTCTACTTCTCAAGAGGGTAACCTTTCCCAAGAGATTTACGAATCTAAGATTGTTGAACGTGTTCCCATCATGGGTGAGTTCCTTAATCGTGGTGTAGGGTTCCTTGCAACTAAAGATTCTGATCATCCTTGGATGAAAACCTTCAAAAACGCTTTGGAAGGTATGGGAGCTGACTTGATTGTTGGTTCTATTCTTCGTAAGTTTGAAGGCGGTGAAATGCTTGATGGTGAACGTGCAGCTGATATTGCTAAACAAGTTGAAGATACCAAACAAGCAAAAGCAAAGTCTGATGCTGAATACGAAACTTCTTTGCGCAATGCTGTAGCACAAGATGAAGATCGTTTAACACGTATTCAAAGGATTCTTGACGAAATGCCTGAAGGTCCAGACCGTGATGCAATGCAAGAACGGTTTGAATCTATTAAACAGAACATTGATGACCGTAACCTTGATATTGAAAAAGGTCGATTTAACGCCTACACTAACCGTGATATGGCGGATCCTTGGCAAGGTGCGCCTAACTCACGTGCTAAGTCTGCGTTTGATGCTGCTGAACAAGCTAAGCGTTTAGATGACAGTTGGGATACTCCTGGTGCTGGTTCTACAGACTCTGTATTTACTCCTGCTCAAACTACTCGCATGGCTACCGAAAATGGTATGCTAGGCGAAGAGATGAAAAAGATTGCTAAGGATCTTCTTTCTGACTCTCGTTATCAAGAGATGTTAAAAGAAGCTAAAGCACAAGGCAAGTCTTTTGAAGACATCTATGGATATGCTTTCCGGCGTATGCAAGAGACCATGGGTCGTGATGCAACCGCTGTTGATGCTGAAGATTTCTGGCGTCCATTCTTTGATGATCCTACGTTCCGCACTGGTGGTCCTGATAGCATGGAAGCTTGGGCAATGGAAAACGTAGTTGCCGCAGACCTTGTTAATGCTTCGTTGTTCTCTCAACTGCGTGACCTTGGTATTGCTAGCCGTGAGCTGTTTGAAATTGCAGATGTAATGGATACCGATGGTCCGATGAAGACCATTGCTGATCGTTTGATTGTTGGTCTTACTAATGTCAAACGTTCTCGTTATCTTATTTCTAATGAGTTCCGTAAGCTGCAAGGTCCACGTGCTAAACAGGCTATGACTGATCGTGTTGAAGCATTCCGTGCTGAATCGGAAGCTGCTGTCAACATGTTTATGGAAATGGCACAGAAGTCTGATAGTGATGCTGTCGTTAAGGCTTTGGTTGAAGCATTCTCTATGAGCAATAAGATCCAAAACTGGAAGGATCTTGATGCTTATATGAAACAGCGTATCCGTAACTTCGGCATTCAAGGTGAACCTGGAGTTATTATTAAAGAGCTGCAAGGTGTTATGATGCATAGCATTCTGAGCGGTCCTAAGACTCCTTTAAGGGCTATGAGCGGTACGTTTACTGCTGGTGTTCTACGTCCTATGAACACTGCTGTAGGCGCAAGTATGACTGGTGATTGGGATACTGCTAAAGCCAGTATGTCATCTTTGAGTGCTTTTATGCAAGCTATTCCTGAAGCTTGGAAGCTCTTTAAAACAAACCTTGGAGCTTATTGGTCGGGTGATGTTTCATCCGTTCAAACTAGGTTTACAGAAGGTCGCACTAAAGCTGATGACCAATGGGCATTGTATGAGCATTGGACTGACACTCGCGGTAGTGATGCAGATAAAGCATCCTTTGCGATTGCCAACATGGTTCGTACTTTGAATAACAACAGGCTTTTGACGTACAGCACTTCTATTATGGGTGCTACTGACGACGCCTTTACCTTACTTATGGCACGTGCACGGTCACGTGAAAAAGCATTGCGTCATGCAATGGATGTCCATAAAACAGGTGATGTTGCAGAGATCTCTCCTAAGATGCTTCAAACTTATGAAGATGCTTTTTACAGGGATCTTCTTGATGCAGATGGTAACATTAACTTAGAGAGTGATCTTTACTTTAAGTCAATCGTTAAAGAAGCAACCCTTACTCAAGATCTTAGTGGCTTTACTGCTGGTCTTGAAACTGCTTTTAATAAATTCCCATTTGCTAAACCTTTCTTCTTGTTTGCACGTACCGGTGTTAACGGTTTGAACTTTAGTTATAAGTCTAGCCCCTTGCTTGGCTTGTTGCATAAGAACACTGTTGACATCCTTAGAGCTTCTGAAGACAACCTTGATTCTGTTGCTCAGTACGGTATTACCAATGCAGCAGATCTTGCTAACGCTAAAGCTTTGATTGCTGGTCGCCAAGCTATTGGTGGTTCTATTGTCACTATGGCTAGTATGCACTACCTTAACGGTGGTATTACTGGTAATGGTCCTCAGGATCGCCGTCTGCGTAAACTG